AGCGTTCCAACGAACTACTGGTTGTATTTTATAATTAAGAATTGCCATTCGGTCGCGCACAGTACCTATCCGTTTTTGTAGCAATGACATTGGCATTGCGCGCGGCCTGAAGGCAATTGCATCAGAGAGGATGGGTTTAAAGAAAGGACGACCCTTGTATTTGTAACCGATGTAGGGAGGAGCGTGAGGGAACCATGAGCGAGGCCTCACAAATGGCGTATAACGTCTTCTAATAGCCCTAGAACGCAATAATCTGTCTAGGATCACTATTTCCTACTCCCACGGCGATGACCCACTAAAAAGGCCACTATGGAGCTTAGAATGCCTATTATCAAGTCATGCCATCCATTTGCGGTTACAGTTTCCATTGGTGTCACCTAGCACTTAATAATCAAGTCTTTATTAAGTGCGCGCGCGCGCGTTCGAGCGCGGCTCCTTTTCTAGGTCTTCCGACCCATTATCTCTTCCATCCACTTCAGTTCCTGAATCACTTGTAGCCTTAGATCGTAAAACTCGTCTAGAAGAATGTACAAACTCTTTATGCGCTCTATCATCGCTTCTCTTGCTTCGCTTTCGCTCACCGATGATCTCCCTATCTTTTAACTTCGTCTCTATGGGAATGTCTTTTACAATACCACTCTGAATTTCACCAATTCTAGCCGCAATACCAGGTTGTTCAGGCTCGAAATGATCCTCATAAGGCGTAGCCGGATCTACAGGATCATCTTCAATATTAAAGTCATCCGCATCTTCAAATGACTCTTGATCATGATCGTCCAAATAAGCCCTAAAACCAGGATCACGCATCAATCTGCTTAGTTCCTGAGCCACGGACAAAGGACGCTGAAACTTCACAGGTAAAGACAACGGGTCTGGATCAAGTATCTCCTGACCCGCGTCATTGTAAGTCGATAAGATAGGACGTACTTTCTGTTTAGGCATTTGAGTCCTCCAGTTTAATTATCTTAACTGCGGTGTCGGATTTGCCGTCAACATTCTCCTTGCTTGAATTGAATGACTGGCCATAGCATATAGACCATCTGTAGCCGTACTCTGGAATATCCGCGTCGCTGGATTAGCTCCAACAAACGTAGAATTAAGAGCAGGATCCGAACCAAATGATCTCGCCAGATGCCAATAATTCAAGGTAGACCTAAACTCACCTGATACACCAGATTCCTGACGTCGATACTCATCATACTTATCTTGATAACCAAACACGCCAGCAGGAGCACTATGCGCAAGATATACCTCTTTGTTCAGTACTTCTTGCTGACCCACTCTTTCCAGTTCTCGCTGATAAAAGTCTTCTTTAGTCGTTTTCACCCACATCCTAGGTAAACCATTCATATACATCGTCTTCGGAAGAACACTCAGGAGAGAAATGACGACTCCATGTTCTTCAAAAAACCGACGATAACGGTTTGATCGGACTGCTGCAATACCGTGTCCCAACATTGAGCCAACACCCGTACTCGGGGTTCCAGACGTTGTAACTCCCGTCTGGAGCACCTCACTGAATTGACAAGTTTGGCGTCCAGAACCGAGGATTTCCGGCCTCTGTAACCGAGCGTCAGATGGCCGAATTCCAAGATACCTAAGGTATTCCACATAACGACCTCCCCAACGCATACGAGCCTCTTCGAAACGCATCCTTGCCAAAGCATCACGTAGCTCATTAATTGAAGCTGCCGTTGCCGTTGACAAGTCAGCATAAATATCAGGTGCATCACCCGCCGCATTGCCTTGAGCATAATACTTCTGATTATCAGAAGCGTCCGTTATTAATTGACTTTTATTGTAAGCTACCGTTGCACCACCCGTTTCAACAACGTTTACCGGCGTCGAACTATGCGTTGCATTGTATTTACCAATACCCCGAATGTTCGCACGATCACCAAGAGGAAGGGTAATATCTGGACCTTTGAACGGATCAGGTCGACTTGTAGTAAAGTAATCCTTTTCCCAACACACATTTTGAATATCAACACTTGTAGTCGTATCCGCACCATCAGTTTTATCAATAGTTAATGCTGTTTGTAAGTCTTGATCTCTGAAAAGTTCGTTATAGATTAACGCATATGCACGAAAAGGCAATGCACTCACCGTCGTATTAGCCACACCCGTTGGTACACCCAGATAATCTGCAAGAGACTTTTCTGCCACAGTTCCAAGATTTATCGTTGGGAATGTCGAAGCGTCAGCACCTGTCTCACCCCCTGTGATGAAACTTTGAAAATCATTCCACACTAGACGATAAGGCACATACACATGATGAATTCTTACATGAGTCGGATGAAGCGGTGGAGATACCAACGGAGCAAAACGCATCAACAACGACGTAGAATGCTGAATCGTATCACCGGGAAGAACTTCAAAACATCCTACCGGCGTAAGCCTACCCATTGCCGTACTCAACAACCTGTAATGAGACAAACTAAACTTTGATCGTTTCATATTTTTATCCTTTTTGGGTGACGTTGACTCCGCACCCGTATATTTCGCAATTTTTGTATATCCCTGTCAACTATGGCCTGTTGATACGACTTGCCCTGATTCTCCGGATCTGACGCAAGATCCGCACGCATCTTTCGCATTTCGCTCGCCCATTCCTGTTGAATAGCCGCCGGCGCATCTTTTGATTCATAACCCAAGTATTCACGCAATTTACCCCTTAAATACTTCCCGAACAACATTCCCTTGTTTTTACTTCGGAGTGAATAGGGCACATCCCCTCCATATACATCTGTATCAATTTTCCGTTCCTGTAGTACTCGAGCCACGTCTTCCATTGCGCCCGCTCCAATCCCTGGCCGCAAGGACATACGTGCATATTCTGGGTATCTGTTGTCGAGCCATTTTTCATAGTCATCCTTTTCCTCCCGTATTTTCTTCGTCACATACCCACAGATGTACATTGCCGAAGCGGGGGTCAATTCCCCGACTTTGGTGAAACCGCGTTGCCATGTCGCCGCCACAGCACCACTGAGTCCATCTATACCACCCGCCGTCATACGATCTAACCCGAATACAGCCGCATGATAATGGGGCCGCTCCGAGTAATCCCCATACTCGCCTGCCAAATAATACCGTATCTTCCGGGGCTGAACATATTTCCGCAATCGTTTTATCCATTGTTGCACCACCACGGGTTCAAGAGAGCCTCCTTCTGTCATATACTTATCGTTATAAGTCAGTGTCACAAAACAAGAGTCCCCATGTTTCTGCATTTCCAACAACATACGATTCGCCCACATACGACGCCTTGCAGACCTGCAAGCCAAACAACGACCACATCCATAGACTTCTGAGCCTACAAGACTCGTATAGGGCTTTTCACAGAGCATTAGATTCTATAACCAATCCTCAGACCACGAAACCGCCGACGACGACCACGACGGAACCCACGCCTAAACGACCTCCGACCTCTCCGGAAGCGACGCATTTTCAATCACCCACTTTCATTGGACCTATGTAACCATTAGACCACAAACCATTCATAGCAGATTTTGTTCCCTGCCATAAATTCAATCCCAAATCTTTACCTGAATCCGTGATGTGATTCAAATAATATTCCCATGTTAATGGTGTATTACCCTGCATCATCTGACCCAACTCCTGCGAAGGCACAACCCTAGCATTACCATCACGATCATACATAACCTGAGTAAGAGACGGCATTCCAGGACCAGTGTTTTTAAGACGCTGAAACTTAGAAGCATTAATTTGTTCATCAATAAAATCATTCTGCTTTTTTAAATTCATCTCTTGAAGCATATTCATACGCTTTTCATGTTGTGTTGTCATCGACATTGCCGCACGAGATAAATTCTGACCGAGATTACTCCAAGGACGCGATTCATTACCAGCATCACCCGATATATTCATACCTACAGGTGAATACGAACTTGGCATCGTACCCATAGCCGCTAACGGGTGTAAGCCGGCCGCAACCGCATCATCCACACGCCAACGAATACCTTGCTTAGCAAAATCTTCCTGCATTTTCATATTCTGCTGAGCCAAATCCCACTGTTTATTAGCTTGACCTTTTTCAAATTGCCTTTGTTGATTTTGACCAATCCAATCTAACGGAGAAGAAATTACATTAGAAACAACATCGAGCCATCCCATATCAGCACCTCACCAGAGAATCTTTAGTCCAATGCGGATAACCTAAAGCATGAATCCCTTTGCCTACATGACCTAGGGCGTGCAAAACCATACGTCTCATTTCTCTTTTTAAACATATCTCCCAACGAGGCCGAGAGAAAGGACCAGGCCTCTTAGCTTTTTCGGAGATCTCATTCAACTTTTTCCACGAGTTATACCATTCAATATCTGGATCACTGAAAGGGTCGTAGGGTCTCCATGAAGGAGGTCTTTTCGGAACGGGTAACGTTTCCTG